AATTTCCTCAGAATCTTCTTCTGGTGATAACCATTTTTCTAATGCTGATTTCATTTCCTCAAAACTAAAACGTTTAAATAAACCTTCTTTTGGGTTTGGTTGTTCATTTGTCCATTTTTCTACTAAACTAGCATCTTCACTAAGTGGTGAAGTTTTTAATCTAACACGTACTGATGATTTATTATAAGGAGTACCTGTTGATTCTGGTCCTACTGTTTCTATTGTAAGGTCTCTACCATTTACAATATCTGTATAATCTCCAATTTCATCATCAACAGCAAGTGCTAATAATTCTTCATATACTTGTTTACCAAATTGCCATAATCTAGCACCTTTATCTTCTTCTCCACGTACTACTACAGGAACGAAAATACGGTTTTTAGCATCTAACTTTTTAGCTAGTACATAATTTTCTTTATTATACTCTCCTTCACGTAGTTTCCCAGCAAATAAAGCAATTGGGTCTTTCTCACCAAAATTAGCAGGTGAAATCATTACCTTATTGGTAATACCATAATAAAACTTTAACTCAGTAAACGGGTTAGAAGCATCAAATGTTGATGGTACTATTCTAATTTGTTGTTTACCTACTGTAGGTCTCCAAAAAATGGTTGAGTAATCTGTTTTTTGACCCTGTGGTTTTGATTGGAGGGTATCCAATTTCTGTTTTAATGCATTTAAATCCATAATTGTAACTTATTTTTAATTATAACTGTTTATATGTAACTCAATATACGAAATATAGTTTGGGGAACCAAATTATATCTCAATTATTTTTTTACTACTACTACTCCTTTTTTCTCTATAACTTCTAAAGAACAATCTTGGGCAAAACTTATACCCTTACTTATACTTTTATGAGATAAATAGTGATAAATAAAAGAAGCAAAAAATGTATCACCAGCTCCTGATAAATCAGAAACTTCTGCTTGTCTAGAAGGGGGGTATATTAAATTATTCCATTTAACTCCTTTTTCTCCTAGAGTAACTATTAATTGTCCTTTATACTTTAATAAATTTTCTTTATTTTTTTCATATTCTGGTTGGTTAATTTTTATAAATGAAGCATTGTTAACCCACTCTCCAAATATTTTTTTAGAATCAATAAAAGTTAAAGGGTATTTATTTATTATATACTTTATATCCTCTTCACTTAAAAAACCTTTATTATAATCACTAATAACAATAGCATCATATTCTTCTAGTTCATCTAATCCTGTAAATTTAGGGCAACTATCATTATCATCAATTCTTAATAACATCTGATTAGTTTTTATATCAACTATTCGAGTTTTTATTATACTATTTGAATTAGTAATAAAATCAATTTTCCAATCTGGGGCTAAGCTTGTTAAATTATTAAAAACATTTTTAGCCATCCCATCATTTTTAGTTGAATTAAGAGGATTAAATACAGGTACAGGTGCTTCAGGGCATATTCGTTTACACTCACCATATATAAATTTATCTATACAACTATCTCCTATTATTAATATTTTCATAAGGTATTTCCTATTCTAATTCTATAACTATCTTCATCAAAATGTTGTGTTGATACTTCAAAAATTTCTGACATATCTTCTAGTGCTATTAATTGATGAGGGGAACCTCTTTCTATTGTTAAACAAGTTCCTTCTTTTATTATTGTGGTATGTTCTACACCTTTTTCAGTGTCTAATCTGATATATTCGAAACTACCTTTACCCACATACCATGATTCTTTTTTAATAATATGATAATGTAAAGAAAATTTACTACCAGCTTTAAAAAATCTAAGTAATTTCCCACAATATTCTTCGTCATTATGGATCCATACTTCTTCTCCCCATCCCTTTTGGACAATTTTAGGTTTTACTATCATAATTCTTCAATTCGTTTTGCCTTATCATCTATAATTAGATCATAAGAAGGTTTTGTGGGTAATGTAATATCCTCTTTATACCCCACCACGAGATTATCAAAAATACACCCCCATTCATTTAATTGGTTAGTTGTTAACTCTGTATAATCTATTTTGCTTGCACCACCTCTAGCTGTATAGTAGGTTATATGCCATCCTTCTTTTTTTAATTTATTAATTTTATTAATGTTGTCTACATTAGGTATAGCCAATTCATATATTCTTTTATCCTCATAAAAACATATAGTTTCATCTATATCAACAAAGGCTTTTAACTGGTCTTCAGAATATAATTTACTTTCCCTCATTCTTTAATATATTAGTGGTTGAATAATTGCCTATTCGATCAAAGTATACAATTTTTTTAGCATGCTGACCTCCTACTATTTCTTTTCCTTTCCAATCACTTCCTACTACCATGATATTAGGGGAAACTGAAGATACTAATAATTCTAGGTTTTCACGAGTATCAAAAACTATTACTTTATCTATAGCTTTTAAACTTTCTAAGGCATAAATTCTATCTTCTAATTTATTGTATGGTCTATCTTTTCCTTTATCATTAGAAATTTTTTCATCAGAATCTAACCCGACGATTAATTTATCACCTAATGATTTTGCAAAATTAAATAATTCAAAATGACCTCTGTGAAGTACATCAAAGCACCCATTTACCCAAATTTTCATAACCTTTTATTTTAATATTATACTTCTATAATTTTATATATTTTAGTATTTAATTGGTTTAAATCATTATGTTGTGTAAGTAACACACAATTTCTATAATGTTGCCAATCTACTTGATATTTTGTATCTACAACACCCCCATTTAATTTTTTTATAAGTTCATTAAGGGCATTAATAGTATATAAGGTGTTGGATTCCTTTTTTCTGTGCACCAAAATAGTATTATCGGGTATTGTATGCACATTTCCTTGGTCTACATTATATGTAACCACATATTCATCTTTTCCTACAATTTCTAAAACAAACATTTTGTTATATATAATTGTGTATTTTGATCTTATATCTTCGATAAGTGCATCTAACCCTTCTAAGTCGGTGAAAGTGCAAAATAATTTATTATTCAAATCTCCTGCGTTTTGGATGTCTTTTATAACATCATATTCCGCATTATACATATTGATACTATTCTGAAAAATTGTAGTCATAACCTTCTATTTCTTTAATGTTTAATTGATATTTTTTAAATACATTTCTAATTTCTTCTAGCATATTTTCCTCACTATCATCTAAATCAAATAAAAACGAATCATAAGTATATAATACCAATTTTGTTTTGCAATTTCTTAGTATACAAAACATATCCCATAATATACGAACATTCATTGACGTCTCCAAATTTTGTAACACGTAATTAAACAGTTTTTGTGGGTTCATGTTTTGTAATTTTTCCTTTTCATATCTATACCCAGAAACAGGACATTCTATAAAACCATCGCTTTGAAACTTTTTCCAGTTATCTCCTACGTATTTCTCAATTCCTTGAAAGAATTCCAACTTTTTGTAATTTTCGAAAACACCTCCGTATAATTGTTTAAAAGTGAGTTCTTTGGATTTTTTATAATCAACATTATACAAAGTTGCAAAATGACTGTGGATATCATTAGTGGCAAACTCGTAATTAGTAAGGCGAGCAGCCAAACTAGGATGGTAAGCGCTAATATCAATTTCCACAAACCTATTATTACGTGGTATAAAACTTTTTCTACATCCGTTTTCTTTATTAAGTGCGGCATAGTTTACATTTTTAAATTTATTTGATGGTCTTGTTGTTGTTGTTTTTAAGTTGAACTGAGTGTAGACATATTCACCATCAACGGGATGGAAGTATTCTTCGAAGGTTTCATTGTGTATTCGTACTCCATTCCTTTCGATAGCGTTGAATACCATGGATACTCTACTGTTAAAAAATTCATCATATTTTGTTTTTTCTATGTTAATATTCGCTTTTAGATCTCTAAAAATCGTTTCACACAATTCATAGTGTTTAACAATCGGTATAATTAGGTTTAACTCAAGGTTATCTTTATGCTCACGATAGTACAAATCGTGTGTTTGTGTTGTAGGACGTATATATGTATGAGGAGGTGGTGTTATGTCATAAAGAGTTTTGTTTGGAAAATAATGTAATATCTCCTTTTTATCTCTACAATATAATATTTTAAATTTTTCTAATAGTTTGTCTATACCCGTATTTAATGCATTTAGAGATTCACTATGCGTAATACATACCATAAAGCCTTTAGTTGCTTCAAGTGGTCTAATATACACTAAACTTACGTGATTTAATACGGGGTGTATTGTATCATTATAAGGTATTACCTCAATGAACGCTTTTTTATAACCACTATTTATTAAAACATTTAACTGTTCCTCGTCTTCTACAAGCCAGTACATATAACCTTATTTTACTTGAATATACGAACGCTATTAGTAGCCTCCAAATGTATTTGATGAAGTATTATAGGTTTTCATTTTTGGTTCATTTATATTTGGGAGTAATTCACTATTTGAACCACTTATTGGAAGTAAAATATTATGTTTTTCAATAGTATGTTGTCTTCCTTCCATAGGACCTTTATCAGGGTGGATATGATAATAACCTCTATACATTTTACCTGTTACTATGGATTTAAATTCTCCTCCTTCAGTATATAAATTATCTTGAGTAGTATATTTAAATAATTGATCATATCTACCTTTAAAATAAGATTTAAATCCTTGTAATTTAAAATTCTTCTGGATTCTACTAACTGTTTTTTGGTTAACATTATAAGCATTAGATCTATTACCTGTTATTATCCAAGGGAGTTGAAAAGCAATATATAAAGAATGTTGAACTGTTAAATTTTTATTAATAAAAGAATTGTATTGAGATTCATTTATTTCGGTATATTTAATTTCATTTATTTTTGATGTAAAATATCTTTGTATTTCTCCTATATTATAGTTATTTGATGTAGGTAAGGGTTGGATTTGGATTGGGGGTTTAGGAAAGGGAGTTGTATTATTTAAACTTATTTTTTTAGCCCAATAATACCCGTCATCTATTATATCATAGGAATTAGGAAACTCTTCTAATTCAGGATTAAATGGAGGGAAATCATTTAAATTAATTGAGGAAAGTTCTAGAGGTAAATTAGGTTTGTCATTTGGGTTTCTACCAGAAAATACCTTCCCATCTCCTGTTTTAAAATAGGACCCAGAATATATATTGTTAGTATTTAAATAAACATATTCATCACCAATAGTGAATAAATTTGTAATTATTTGTGATTTTGGATAATACATTATACGTAATTTGTGTTTTTAGTATTCCATTGTGATTGTGGTAATCCTTTATTATCTTTAGCGGCATTTGCTATTACTGTATCTGTAACTTTAGCTGCATCAAAATGAATACAATCAACATAATTTTTAAAATCACCACCCCATCTTAAACCACATTTTTTTGCTAATTGTGGGATACCTGATTCTACCCAAGGATTTCTATCTTTTTTTCTATATACTTTTCCTGTTGTGTCTTTAACGTTCATATCCACAGCGAAAGCATAATTATGAGCTGAACGTCCAGGGGTTGCGTTTTTAGGATTTTGGGCTTTTAATTCTATTGATCGTTGGTAAGAACGATAAGTAGCATTTATTATTAAAGTATACCCAGGATATTTTTCATTTAATTCATTTAAAAATTTTCTCCAAGTATTTTGAGTATTAATATTTAATTCACCTATTAACCAATCTATACCCTGAGTTTTTTGGTAGGTTCTGGGGTCAAAGGGTTTTCCTGCTACTGTTCTATTATCTAAAATGATCAATTTTTCATTGGGATCTTTAGGTGGAATAGGACCTTTTACTGTTGGATTTGTTGATTCTTGAGATGTGTTATTATTTGTATTGTTTAGGGGTTCCGAGCTTACGGATTTGTCCGTAATACTAGTTGATATTGTTTTTATATTTGTTTCCCATAAATTACCCTTTACAGAATGGTTAATTCCACGGATAATAAACTTAAGAGCTTTAGGGTAAGCAGGTGGTAAAAATTTTTGGTTTATGCTTATTTTATTATAAATTTTCATGCCACTTAATCCTTCTGTAGTTAAGTCTAATTCTACAGGAATAAAACCACTTAAACTAGATTGAACCCCTGATTCTTTATATTCATTAAGATTTATTTGATTTATATATTTATTAAAACTATTAATACCACGATTAACAAACTTGGGATCATCTATTGATGTAAAATATAAAGCTTTATCTCTACCTATTTGAACCTTTACTCCAACTCTAGAGGAAAGACCAGTATCTCCACCAAAAGCAGAAATTATATAGGATTTATATTCTTCTCCCGGAATAATATTTAAACCCTTTAAGTAAGATTCACTATCTACAAGTTCTGGGTTAATTACTTTTCTATCTTTTAAATTTTTTTGGTCTTTGTCTGATGATTGAATTGCTTGGACTTTTCCAACTACCTCATCTAATAATTGTTTATTTTCTTTATCTACCATATAATCTCCAGTAAGTTCATCATTGTCTTGACCAAGGTTGTTAATATTAGTACCTTGCCATTCCCAGTCATAATTCCAAGAACCATCTGAAAAGGGGTTAAGGTTACTATCTCGGTCTATTGTAGTACTACCACCCTCTGTAGACATATCTTGTTTAAAATTAGTAATTATTTCAAATGGAGAACTAATCCCATCTCCTGGGGAGGTTTTGCTACCCGTAATTATATTTTTACTAGGGTCATTGTTTGGTTCTTCGGATTTTTCTTCAAATCTATTTTTAAAACCATCATTCCAATTATTAAATGGAATTGATGCAGCATCTCCTTCAGCTGAGGCACCCAAAGAAATCATGTTCATTAAATCAGGTGTTATTTTAGTATTAAAAGAAAAATCTTTAACAAAATTAGATTCTCCTTTACTATTATAACCTAATATTTCAATAGGGGCTGTATCTTGAACATTTGATGTTTTATCAAACCCTTTAATAGGATTTTGTTCTAAAAAATATAAAACATTATCATCTCTTATAGCAACTTCTAAATTAGTAGCACCACCTGTACATCTATTAATACCCTTACATATACCTTGAAGATATTGAAATATACTTAAATTACCCTTATCATCAAGATTATTATCTAGTTCTAATTGTAAGAAATTAATGTTCATGTAAATATTCATTAGCTTACCATATGTAACTTTTTTAGCTGAGTCCCAAACTACAAAAGGTCTAATACCTTTCTTTGTTGACCCATTATCCAAAAGATCATTTGTGAAGGGATTTGCAAGTGAAGAAGCATTAGAAAATTCTTCATCAAATTTAAAACCAAAAATACATATTTTAGGGTCTAAAGGGATTAGATTAACTATATAATTACATCTATTAGATTCAGCTCCAGTATCAATAGTAACTTGTTTAAATTTAGGGGAGTTACCATTTGTAATATCTCTACATATTTTTTTTTGAAGGTTTGCTAAAAAATCTCCTAATCTTATATAATATCTCTGATTTTGGGGTATACCCTTATAATACTGGTTTTTTCTAGCAGAAATGTTTAAATTAAAATAATTATCATTTTCAGGAAAATTTAAAATAGTTTGACCTAACCATTGTGATATTACATTTGATCCTATATTATTAATAAGAGAATTATCATAACTACCATCTTTGTTTGGTTCAACCTTAAATTTATCTGCTAATTCCTCTTGAATATAAGGAATATTTGTTGTGGTAATTTCTGTAGAGGGTTTTCTGACATTTATGGATTCTATAATACTACCTAAAGATATTAAGTCTACTTTTATATCATAACTACCATCTTTGTTTACCTTCCAGGAAAAATTTGATACTTTTCCAAAAAAACCATCATAATTACCTTGAGTATTTTTTCTTAACAAATTTATTTCATCTAACATAGATTGTTGAGTGTAAGTATCTGTTGTAAACCATTTCTCTTCAATAATGGTTGAACCCATTTGATTTATTGTTACTTCTGGGGGAGAACCTGGAATGTATTTGATATTAGAAACATATTTATCCCAACCCCATTCTAACATCATAATATACCCTAATCGTAAATAAAGCATTTCTATTAAGTTAAATTGAAATTGGTTATAAACTTTAATATTTACTGTAGCTTTTCTAATTGATCCTCGGTTTAGGGATTCAACAGTAAAATCGGTTATACCCCCCACAGGTTGTAAACCTTGGGAATTTCCTCCTAAACCACCATACATTTTATTTAAACTATTAGATAATAAATTATCCTTTCTTACACCCCTTCTTGAAATATAAGGTTGTTGTTTATCAGGGTCATAATCATTTATAGATTGTATAGTATTGAACAATACTAGGTTTTTTGCTAAACCCATATCCTTTAAAGCACTTATATCTTTAGCTTCTGTTACTAACTCAGGGGATTGTGCAAAAATATCCTGTAATCTTTCTGTTCCTTTAGATCCATCTATAGCAACACCCGATGCCATTTTTATCCAAGCATTCCTATTATTTAAATAATTTAGTACTGTAGGATCACGTTTAACAGATTCAGAGTTATAACCCGCACCATTCATTTTTTGTCTGAAGTCTATTTGTTTTAGGATTGGTTTTGAGATTTTTTCTCCTATTAAATTTCCCTTTCTCATAACTATTTAGAATTTAATTGGGTATAATCTAATAAAATTTGTGATATATTCCTAGGAATTCTAATTTGAACCCCCAAAGGAGGATACATTGTATTTTGTGGTAATTGGGGGTTAGCTATTGAGATAATCCACCATAAATTAGAATCACCAAAATTATTTTGTGCTAAAATATCAAATCTATCACCTATGTCGGTATAGACATAAACATCATCAAAACTTAAAGGAATATTAGGATATTTTGTAGTAGCCTTATAATTTTTTCCACCTCTTGTTTTTTTATTCTTTATTTTTATATATCTTCCCATATTTTTATTAAATATCTATCTGGGTAGTATTATTATTATCATCTAATTTTGTAGTATAGTTATTACCCTCACTATTACTTAAAGAAATATACCTTTCAGGTCCAAATATATCTAAATCACCCTCTACACTAGAACCTGAATTACTAGTACTTGCAAAAATATTTTTCTGTAAATTAGGTACAAAATTATGAATAGGGATAAAACTAAAACCTGATACCTTAATTATAAATGGTAATTCTTTTACACTATCATCCAATTTACCATCAGTATCATTAATTCCTATTTCCCATGGAGATTCTTGAGGAATAGAAAATTGTATTCCTTTCATTATACCAACTTGATTATAAAGATAACCACCTACTGTTAATTCTATTAAATTACCTCTCATATACCCATTAGATGAATAGTCTGGGGCACATACTGATGCTAAATAATTTAGCTTCTGGTACATAGGTATTAATTCTTGTTTTGATTGAGCAGCAACAGTCCAAGATAAATTAACACTTCTATCAAATCCTTGATAGTTATATAAATTTTCTGCTCTACCCGAAAATGTTTGTGAACCCCAATCGGCGGTATAAGAATCATCCATAGAGTCTATAAAAGCTCTAAAATGAATGTATGTTTTTAATTCAGGATTATCATTATCTATTACACCAATTCTAAAGGTGCATAAGTCATTTACTGATGCTTCAGACTGTTTTATAGCATCCTTACTTTTGTATAAAGATCGAGCATTAATTTTATCTAATGCTCTACCATTACCTGTTACATAACTTGTAGAAGTATTTCTTGTACCTGGGTTTCCTAAATTAACTCTGGGTTCTATGCTTTGATTAGCATAACTTAGACTACCAGCTGTAACCCCTGATATTGGGCTTATTAGTTTTCTGAAATCTTGGATACTAGAAGTGGTGCCATATAAGTTAGAATCATTAAGTACATTTGAAGTACCAGAACTCATTAACTTATCATAATCTAAAGTAGTACCTAGCCCACCTACAACATTGTTTGCTTGAAAACCTAAACCATCAGGTCTTTTAAGTTGATATACACTTTGACCAACCTCACTTATAAAACCACCATTAATATTATCATTATCTGTTTTAAACACCCCTGTTCCCAAAAGATCAGTTATAGAACTAAAGGTTTGAGATAAATATTTCCCAGTTACAGATTTTGTATTTAAAGGATCTTTTATGTTACCAAAATAGGTACCTCCTCTAAAAGTTTCAAAATTTGGATTTGTAACACCACCTTTAAAAATACTATAATCAAAACCAAAATTAGTATCAGGTGATTTTCCAGTTGAAAAGAAACCACTATCTTTTAATTGTGGGTTATTTAACCCTGTTCTATCCTTAGACATGAGGATATTTGTTTTTCCTACACCTAAAGTTGAACCTGGTCCTCCAGAATAGCTATATAAGTTAGTTTGATTTCCGTCACTGGATGATATTTTATTATCTAAAAATTGAATTAATCTACTTGATTTTACATTAGTTTGTCTCTCATCTTGGGCCACTGAGTCTATATAAAGAGGATTAGATAAAGGAAATAAATCTCCAAAACCTGTTGATAAAGAATTACCATTAGCTATGTCATTTGTACTGGCAAATGGGTTTATACCTTGTTTAAGTAAATGCCCACCTAGTGGGTTAACCGCAGCCTGTGCTAATGTAGATGTTGGTAAGTAAATACCGTTATTTAACGGTAATCTATTGGAATTTTTGCCTAAGTTAACTACAGAAGAATTATTTGCAACCGCCATTTGGTTAACAGCAGATCTTGATAGGGCATTTTGTTTAACAGTAAATAAAACCCCATTTGGGGATTTAAAATCAAACATCATTTGAGTTAACCTAGAAACATCATTAACCACTGATGCTGGTAATAATGATCCTCCTCTTAAAAGAAAATCAACATCACCTAAACCAGGGCCTTCTCCGTTAGGTATAGGAGTAGTAACGTAAGGTTGGTTACTTGAACCTTGATCACGTCTATCACTTCCATACCTTAAAGATTTAAGATTGGTTGTTAGATTAACTAAGGGCATATATTACTGTACGTTTCCTGTTGTATCTACTGCTCTTGGAGTTTCTGAAACGAAGTCAATGTATGTTCCTTTTGAGAACGTATCATTAACTGGGATTGTTCCTGCATTATTTAAAGGTGCAGTAGGTTGGTTACCAGTTAAGGGAGTTAATTGAGATCCTTCTGTTTCAAACTTTTTAAGTAAAGGCATAATTTTAGTTTTTAAAGTTAATTATTATTTTGTTATAAATATTAGTTTTATTTAAGGAATGTACTTTATTGAACAGAATAAGCATATTTTCCAACTGCCGTACCTAATTTATCACCACTCATTTCGATTACAGGATCGGGTCTGTTAATTGCTCTTTCTAATAATTTTTCTAGTTTGGAATTATCTTGTTGTACTACTGTTGTTTGTAATTGAGGTTGTGGTTGAGGTTGTGTTGGTTGAGGTGATGTTTTTATAGATTCATTTTCTTTAGGGAATATATCTAAATTTGGTTTTACTACATCATTTTCTTTAGGAAATAAGTTTGTACCTGCTATAACTGTATCTTTATTATTTAATGCGATTGCTCCTTCTGGACCCATTAAAGTTCTAGAACCATATCCCCCTCCACCACCACCAGGAGATACCATATCATCTGCTGTTGAGTAAAGATAAGCACCTACCGCAGCGGCAACCCCTAACCCAATAAGGGCAGTAAAAGGATTAGCAACAGCAAATGCTGCCGCTTGAGCTGCTAGTGCTGTTACTTGATTCCACATAAGACCCAAATTTTTCATTAATGTACCTGATGTAATTGCTTGAGATATTTGAATGTAAGCAAATCCTGCTCCTAAGGCAGCTATAATAGGTACCATACCTGAAAGTGTTGATGCCAACATAGCAACTCCTTGTAGTAATGGGTCTATGAATTTTAACATATCACCTAAAGCGGCTTTAGCGGATTCCATTGAGGCATTTAAAGCTTCTTGGGCTGTTTGTTGTTCTAATCTATTTGCTAATTCATCTTTACCTAATGCTCTTAAATCCTCTGCTGATTTTCCTTGTATTTCTTGTTGAAATAAAATATCGGCCATTTGGTCAGAAGTCATACCCATAGCTGCTGCTAAAGCTTCTTGTTGAATGACATTCATATCTTGGAATTCAGATAAAGTACCTGCTTCCCGTTGTAATTCTTGTGCTAATGTTACTTGGTCACCTGCTAAGGCTGCTGCTCTTGCTTTCTCTAAATTAATATTTCTACCAATTAACAATTCAGCTTCTAGTTCTTTAGATATTGAACTTTCAAAATCTAATAATGATTTTCCAGCAGATGCAACATCTTCTAGGGATGAACCAAATAACTTGGCTTGAGTAACTGCTTTTGAAATTTCTTCTATATTTCCACCTAAATTAGCTCTAACAGTTCCAGTTACTTTAGAAGTTTCTTCTAAAATTCCTTTTAGATCAAATTGAACTCCTGTTTGTCTTTGTAATTCGTAACTAGTAGCTAATGCGTTTTTATATTGATCATCAAAACTTCCTACTGTTAATTCTGAAGAGGCAGCTAATGACCCTGCTGCTTCAGCAGTTATACCCGTTGTAGCTTGTAATCTAGTAGCTGTTGCTAATGTATCTTGTGAAAATTTAGCCATAAAACCAAATTGTTCACTCATATCCATAAAGGTATGGATCATAGCAGCACTTGTTACATTTATATCATCTAGTTCTCCTGCAGTTTCTGCAAAAGTACCTGCAAGGTTTTTAGCCTCATCACTGGACATAACCATAGTTTTTTCAAACTGGGTTATTTTTTTATTATTCCCTAATATAAGCTCCCCCATTGTTTTTAGGGCACCTAACATTGCAGTAAACGCAAATAATGCTATATTGGCTGGGTTTGTAAGACCTGAAAGCATTTGGTTTCCTGCTTCTTTTAATCCAGCACCTAGACCAGCAACTCCACCTTCTCCATCTTTTATTTTGTCCATAGCAGCACCTAATATTTTATCAGTGTCTACTAAATCTCCTAATATTGGTATTTTACTTATACCTTTTAAAATACCACCAAAAGCTCCTAGTTTCTTTTCATTTTCTTTTAGGATTTCCTTTTCTTTTTTTCTTAATTCATTCTGACGTTCTAATTCATCAGCATTTTGTTTAGTAAATACTGCTTGTTTTGCTAAAGTTCCTAAGGTTTCTGCCTCTATTTCTAAAGCAACTTCTGCTTCTTCTTGTCTATCTTGGGAAGCCTTTAAGGCTTCTTCATCAATTGACGTTCCTTGTGAAGCAAGAGAAAGTAATTCTTCTTGTATTAACTTTTCTTGTGCTATTAAGGAAGATTGTTCCATAGCAAATTCCACTCTTTTTTGTTCTAATGGGGAAATGGAGTTAAGTAAAGCATTTTCTACTTTTCTTGCTTTTAAAATAGCATCTTGATTTTTAAGCAATTGTTTATCTATAGCTTCAACTGAACTAAGACCCCTTCTTTGCTCTGATATTTCTTTAGAAATACTTTTATTAATTTTAAGTATATTGGTATCAAAAGTTGTTCTTTTAGTACTTATACCTTGAACTTCTTTAATAGAGTCAACTAAAGAAGAAGCTAAACCAACAGAATCAGAATCTAAAATATTCTGTTTTTCTTTTACTTCAGCTCTTTGTTTTTCAATTGCAAGAAGTTCTTTAGCTCTATTTAATTCTTGTTCCGTTGGCATTAATAGGGGGTTTTATTATAAATATGAAAAAAAGCAGCTATTTATAGCTGCTCTTTCCCTCATATGGTTTAGATGCTTGTTTAAATTGAGGGGTGTTAATTTTTCCCTCAGAATTAACAAGTGAAGTTTTACCAGCATTTAGTTGATTTTTTTCGGCTGCTGATTTTTCTTCATAAAATTTTTGTATTTCTTTAAATGTAAATTTACGTAGCCATATTGGCATATGATATATAGTATTATAATCATATCCACCTTTACCATGGAATAATATTTCATGAATCTGTTTAAAAAGATTCATTCTTATTTGTGGGGATAATTTAGGCGTCAGGCCAAAAAAACCCAAGCCCTATAGGGATGCGTACCTCCTGACCGCTATCTATAATAACATTAAGATCTACATCGGGTTGTGTTTCTTTAATATGATCTCTTAATGCTTTAGAATCTTTTGCTAATAAATAACCATCTACAAATTCATTAATAGCTTTCCTTTCGGTATCACCATTAACTGATGTAATAATATATTTTAATCTTGTAGAGAGAGAAGGATTAGAATCTTTTTTAATTCTTTTTATACCTTCTATTTCTTTTTCAAGTTTTTTTTCGTCTTTTCCTGTAAGTATTTTATAAGTAATTGGGGTTTGAGTATGAGGAAGATCAAATTGAAATTCATTTAACCCTTGAGTTATTTGAGATTCATCAAATGTTTTATTTTCTAATTGACTTAAATCAATAGTTTCTTTCTCACCATTTATTTCTACTTCATATTGAGACCCATATCCTAAAATACGAGTAGCAATTAAAAGAGCATTTTTATCACCTACAATTAAATCATCAATATCAATTTTAGAAATTATAACGGATTCTAATAATTTATCTAATACATTTCCTTTTTTTATAAAAGAAGAATTAGTTAAAATATCTTCTTCCTTAGCAGTCATGTATTTAATTTCTACCTTACCACTAGATAAGGGATTGTCTTTAGGATACATTAATCCTTTAGATGGTAATTCTATTTCTTCTGTTGGGAATTTAAATTCGGCCATAATCTTTATTTGGTTAAAACGTTTTTATCAGTTATACATATACAATATAAAAAAAAGCTTGCCCAAAGGCAAGCAATTTTCTAAATTAGGGGTGAGTAAAATTTTTAGAAATTTAATACACAGTAATCTGGTTGAACTGTCATTGTAATTTCTTGAGCAGCATTTTCAGTATCCCAGTTAAAATCTCCAAATGAAGCTTCTGTAATCATTGCTCCTTTGATGATCCATTCTGACACAACATCACCTACAGGTCCTAGTACATTGATTGTAAGATCTTTCTTATAGAAATCACTATAACCGTCTCTACCAGTTACTGATTCGTGATGTAATCTAACCCATTCCATTACTGATTGTGCACCAGATGGTGTAATTGGGTCAAATAGTGTAAATTGAATTGTTCCCCAAGTTGTTTTACCTTTTACAAAACGTTGAACGTTAATATGATTTAAAGGTACTGTTCCTTGAGATACAGTTACGGCTCCTACACCTTTCATAATGTATGCTGGAAATCCATCTACAAAAGCTATAAATCTGTTCTTTTGTTTTGGCTCGAAAGCTGTGAAAAATATTTCGTTTGGGTTTAATACTGCCATTTTATATGTTTATTTTATTATAAATATTCGGTTTTATTTTTTTTATGCTGGGAATGTTGCTCCAGTTGGTAATACATTGAAATCAAGTATAATAAATTCAGCTGTTTTAGTTGGTTGTAAGA